ACCACCTGTAAGGTCACATGCTACTGCACCAGCGGCAGGTGTAGCCGTCGTTGTTGAAGCGATGCACTCCCACAGAGAGCCACTATGGGTAACACGCTGGCCGAGGGTGAAGGTGCCAGCGGCCCATGCTGGAACACCAACACGTAGTAGTGAGTTCGTGCTTTCACTAATTGTGCCAGTATAAGCAGTGTCAAGTGCTTCAGTTTCTATAATGCGAAGCCAATCGCCTGCTTTCATGTCGCTGTCATCAGCGTCTAGGTAATACTGAACAACCCCAGCATCGTTAATGACACAACGACGCATCCGCGATTGAACATCAATGTCTACCGCGCCCGTAAGGTCGCTGACTTTGATGCTGGTACCTGGCAGATAAAGCCCATAAGTATCATCGTCGTGGTCCCAGCCAAAGACTGCGGATGGAGTAATTTGCTCCCAGGTTGGGGCTGCACTAGATCCATTGGAGACAAGGACTTGACCTGCTGTTCCATAGTTAGCACCACTCAAACCCAAGGCACCAGTGCTTGCAATCCTCATCCGCTCCGTAGGGCTCGACGCACCATCGGCAGTAGTGGAGAACACTAACCTTCCCGGCATGTCGTTAGCGCCGGGGGTGCCGTCTACAAACCCACGAATTAATGCAGATGTAGCGTATGACGTACCGTCGTATGCCTTAAATGCGATTGAACCCGTTTGATCGTCATTGTTAACAATAGAAGGCGAGGCAGTTGACCCACGGGATTTGTTTAACAATAAAACAGGACCAGCCGAAGTACTCTGACCACGAAATACTTCTATCGGGTTGGCGGTATCGTTAACTACTTGCAAAGGTGAGCCATCTCCAAGACTCGTAGACGTGCCCACTAAGAGCCTGCCGGAGGTATCTATCCTCGCCATTTCACTGGCGCCATCGCTAGCAAAAGTAAGCGCGGATCCGCTTGAAGAGACAATGAGACTGGGATCGTTCGCGTTAGCTCCTGGAATTAAATCAATCCGTTCTCCATCGCCAACGCGAATCATTGCGCCGGTCCCAGCTACATGCAAGGAAGCGCCAGGACTCGTAGTGCCAATCCCTACGCGGCCTGAGGAGTCAATGCGCACCTTTTCTGTAGGCGTAATACCATTTACAAACGAAATGGCTCTATTTTGTGAGGATCGAAAGGCAAAGGTAGTATTTATTGCATCTGGAAGACCCAGAACGCTGCCGTCTCCGATGTAACCAGTAGCATTAGCACCATTCACAAAAGAAATAGACCCTGCACTGGTATCAGAATTAGTGCGGAATGTAGCAATAGTCCCAGATCCCGATAAATTGACGTGCAGCGGTGCGCCAGGGTTACTAGTCCCCAGACCTACCTTCCCGTCCGATGTGATGCGGAGGCGTTCAGACAGACCAGCAACAGTACTGGAATTTGTACCGTTTAAGAACTGGAAAGCACCGCTTTCAAAGCGAATGGCGCCATCTTGATTGGTACCACTCCCTCTGCGGAAAAATAATGCAGTGTCTGAATCGGTGCTAAGAGTCAAGACGGCATCACTGACAGGCGTCTGAGTGCCAACACCAACCCTCCCACTCGCATCAACAAACAACCGCCCAGTACCATTAGTGCTGATGGCTACTTGGTCTGCACCTGGCGAATAGAGTCCGGTATTTGCGTCGCCGTTAAAAAACAGCGATGGGCTGCCTTCTGACCCAAGGTTTAGCTCAACCTCACCACCGCTTCCAATTCGCACATATACGGAACCCGTCCAACGGTATGTATAGCCCGTATCTTTCGCAACATAGATCTTGCCGGTTTCGCCAGTACCAGGGAAGCCCGCAAGGTCGTCATATTCGACAACATCATCTACATAACTGGGCAGATAGTTCGAAGGAATCTTGCCAGCGCCATCCAAAGAGAACGGCGTGACATCCAGATTGCCGGTGAATGGGTTGAACTTATAGCTCATGATTGGGCCTTAGCAACGCTAGAAAGGTTTCCACTGGAATAAGTCAACGTTAGGGTTGCTACCGTCGTTCCAGTGGCATCAGGAATTGAAACTGTACGATTAGCAGTTGGTGTTACCGTCTGCAATGTGGTACTAAATGTTCCACCATCGTCTAAGTCAATGTCACCACCAACAGTAAGCTTGTCAGTTGTTTTATCGTAGACGAGACCAGCGTCACCACCTAGGGCTCCGCCGTCATTAAATTGAACTTGGGTGTCCGCACCACCAGGAGTGACAGCGCCGCCGCCGCCTGCTCCTACTTCATCAAGGCCGACACCCAGTAACGGGTTAAACTTGTAAGCCATCAGCTCAAGCTCCAGAAAACAGTGTCAACATCAGTAGTTGCGCCTACATAGGTAATATTTAAGACTCCAACACTTACGCCGCTAGAACCGCCTTGCTTGTAAGTGATTGTAGTCACCCGGCTGCTACCGTCGTAACCTAGATCAACAAAATCAGCCGTTGCTGGCGCTGAGAAACCACCAATCCTTGGAAGGCTCATGACCGGCCAGCTTCTACTCCACTACTTCTAAAGCATAGCGTATGAACCTCGCTGCTTACACATTTTTTTGAAGCATCACCTCGCAAAACGCTCCATCGTCTATCAATGAGTTGCTCCTGACCGTGTAAGCAGATCCGTTGACCGTCATAACATCGCCATGGAGAAGATCTCCAAACTTTGAAGTCTCGCAAGTCAACTTGTAATCTGTTGTCAAAATTACTCCATCAGCAATAATCTCTGACGGCATGTCGAAGATACCCAGTCCCGTTACAGCTCCAGCAACAACTGTAACGGCGAAATCATTGCCGCTTAAAAAAACGCTTAAATCTTCGGTGAATGCCATAAGAAAGGCCCGGACGAACCGGGCATGTACAGCTATCAGGCGTACTTCAAAGCACCAAAAGCATTGACGCTATAGGTGTGAGTTGAAGTGGAGACTGTTGAAACAGCTTTGATAAAACGCTTGGCGCTTCCTTTGTCGAAAACAAGCGTTTGCTTGCTTGCAGTTGTGCTCACCTGAGTGAAGGCAGCATCGGTAACGTCAGAGTAAGTTCCACCAGAAGTGTCTGCTGACTGAATCTTGACATCTAAAGTTGATGTTCCGCCATTCTCGACATCGAGAATCACGCAAATATCGCCTTCGTAATCATTCAAGTCGACGGCAGTGCCGTCAAGAGCAGAAGTACGTGAAGCGGTTGGAGCTAACGCAAAATGCGAAAGCTTTTCAAGGCCAACGGAAAGAATTGTCATCAGTCTTCTCCAGACGATTGCTTGACACGCCCACGTCGCGTGGGCTGTGCCTTAGGCGGGTTTACATGCGCGGCCTTTGGTGGACAGGCCGGTGCAGGCTCAGGTTCACTAGAAACCCGTGCCTTGTCGCTGTTCAGCAACAAATTAGCTAAAAGGTGATCCACCTCAACAAAAGAGCCTGCTTTCACAGGCTCCCCGTTGATCATCACATTTCTTGTGATTTCAACTCTCATGAGTATCAGGTAGCGAAGCAGAATGAACCAGGCTGCTTGACAGCGAAGTCGATGTCCTGAAGAGCAATTACGCGAACGGTTCCAGCAGTAGCACCAGCGTAAGGATCAACTGTGAGATCCAAGCCGGACCACATGCCCATGATGAACATGGAGAAATCACCAAACAGTGCATCATTACTTGCAAGCTGATTGGAGACGATCACGGGATAGCCGTTGATCTGGTCGTTCTCGTACACGAACTGAGCCGTATTGCTTGCTTTCTCTGTGGATTTCAGAGCGCCACGGGCCGAAGCGTTAATGATGTAACGAAGAGCGCCAGCGTCAGCGTTAGCTGCAGCAACGTCGGTTTCCATCGCGATGTACTCGGCGAAGGTGCCGGTTCCCGTAAGGGTCTCGGAGCCAATGCCGCTCACGTTGGTCAAGCCTTGAGGCTGGTTGGAAGAGCCGGTGCCATAGACAGCAGCGCGGTCAATTTCAAGTGCGATCACGCGGGCAAGGTCATTGCGAACCATGCCTTCAACGTCGATGCTGCTTTGAAGCAACAGGCGACGGCTGTAGTCAACAAAAGCACCCACAGTTTTGGGTGTCATGTTGACCTGATCGATTGCCTGCTGGGACTCGGTGGGAGAAGCGTTCTCACCAACCCAGTAAGCAGTGGCAGCCGAAGTCTGGCGAGGAATTGACACATTGCCCTGAAGGCCGGTCAGCATCGTTGCGCCAGCCTGAGCGATTGACAGGCGGTTGCGAAGCAGATCGATAAAGGATCCAGCCAGAAGCACGTCGTCAACCAAGTCACCACCAGCTGTAGGTGTACCTACAACCAAGTCGCGACGAAGGACTTCGTTAGGAATAACGATGCCGTTTGAAGAACGCTCGTACTGCTTGGCAGCAGCCTCGCCAACTTCAATTTCAAACGCTGCATCGCGACGAGCCTGAGCATCACCCTGGTTAGAGAGGTAGTTCAGAGCTTTGACGAAGCTGAAGCTACGGGTCTCCTTATCGGAGAGGCCGATGTCGTTGGCGGTGATGCTGTGTTCCACGGGTTGAGTTCCGATTTTTTCGAGGACAGCAGCGCGAGCCTCATCGACGGACTGTCCGCCGGAGATCAATTCGCGTGCAAGATCGGAGAGGTTATGACGCTCGCCGAGTTTGTTGATAGATGCAATCCGGG